CGAAGATGTAGCACAACAGGACAATGCCGCTAGAGTTATTTCCGATGCAATCCCTTGGGCTTTTGGTCCTTCGGGCCTCCTGCCAATTTCTGACGATTGGAAAACCCTCGATGGTGAATCAGCAGAAATTCGTAAGTACAAAAACGAAAGAGAGACTGTCTTTTTAAATGCACTCGGAAACACCGTTGGGTTTTTAGCACAAAGAGGAGTTAATCCTTTAAATTGGTTTAAGCCAAAGGATAAAATTTCAAAACAAGCTAAAGAGGCTGCTGCACTTAAATCAGCCGACCCAGATACACAATTTAGAATTTTAGAACTTGAAGAAGCTTTAGAAACTAATCCCAGTGACTACAGCAAAGACGTTATTACTACTGAGATAAGAAGACTACGTAAGCAGTTAGATGAGACAGGTACTACAGAGCTTGATCCACGAACACCATTAGAAAGGGCTTGGGAAAGGGCTGAGAGTACACAGCTTGCTCAAATGGATGAAGATGCTTTTAAGCTTTTAGAGGCTGGTGCTGCTTACTATGAACCTAAGCTGATGCCTAAACTTGCAAAGCCTGGTTCTAATGCAGTTCAAAGCATTCCACCCATGAATGTTGCACGTAACATGGCTGATGTTGCGTATTTAAAAAACACAGGACGTATTGGTGATCCTGCACCAGTTCTTACTGAAAACTTTATACGCAATGCCAACATAGTTGGTAAATCACGTAATGCTGTAGCAGGTCTTGCCGAGACTGTTCGTGAATTTGGCAGTTTCGATTCTATCATTAATGGGTTCAGAATCACTCGTGCAGGAATGAGTGAAGCTGCGTGGAAGATTTATAGGGATATAATGGACCCCCTTAAATCAACAGAAGATTTAAAAAATCTATTCCTTGATGATCGTGCTACCCAAGTGCTTCTCGATGGAACTAAGGTTGACTATTTAAATGAAGTTCAAAACCTTGGTGCTGAACTTGCAATACGTGACCTATTTGACCTGTACTTAAATCGTCAGACTACAGAATCTAGTGCACGTATTATGGATACGTTTGCTCGTGAGATTACTTCATTTGCTGAAGGTGCAGAAACCTTTGCAGAATTGGCAGATAACAATCGAGTTCAAGAAATGGTTCTTGATAAGCTTGAGTTCTTGATGGCTGAGGCGGGCATCAATAAGTACATTAGTGGTTGGATGCTAAACAACAAAGGCATTTTGACCAGATTAAAAGGTAAATCTGATGATGCTTACGAACTCTCACAACTAATTAAAAGTGAGTTTGATACCGCTATCACTGCTAGGGGCAAAAAGCTTAGAGAGTTTAGGGAAACACTTGATACTGCAAGACGCGAAAATCCAGAATTTATGCAACCATTAATGGATGCGTTTAGACATTCTGATGGTGATGTAACTACTATCATTGCACTTAAAAAATGGGTTGATAAACAGCTTTCTTGGAAAGGTCTTTTCAGGAGCAATGACGGTAAAATGAATATGTTCGCCAGTGAGCTTTGGTCGGTTAGATATAACAACGTCTTGTCTGGCTTAGCACCTGCACGTGCTTTGATTGGTAACACTGCAGGTCTAACGTTAAAAATGCTGTCTTCTGCTACAAGTGCAGCGGTTTATGCACCCTTTACTAAAGGCGAATCTCTCAAAAAATTTGCTTATTTATATGGTGGAATAAGAGATACTATTAGCCGTGCAGCAAGTGATGGTATTAAACGTGCACGGCTTGTTCATCGAGATCCAGAAGCTTGGCTAGAAGCTATTAGAAAGGACTATCGACCCGTTACTGAAAGTGAAAAATGGCGGATTCTTGAAGGTTTTGAAGAAGCTGGAGGGCTCTCTTTTGGTCAACAGTTTGAATTAAATATGACACGCCGCCATCACCTCATGTCCAAAAACGCTGTGATGCGTTGGGGTACTACAGCCATGGCGGGGCTTGATGCTATGACAGACACTTTTAACGGAGTTCTGCAATCAAGAGTTAAAGCATATTATGACGTAGTTGAATCAACTGGTCTTGATGTTGTAAGTAAAGATCAAACCAAAAAGATTTTAGAAGCATCTGAAAAGATGCACTATGAAAAGATGTTTGACAAGAATGGTGTATTAAGTGATGAAGCTGCCAAATTTGCTTCTGGTGAAATTGCACTGAATCTTGACAGCGTTACGTCAAAAAAAATTGATGATCTAGTCAATTCTTATCCTGTCCTAAAATCGTTTTTAATGTTTCCAAGAACAGGTATTAATGGCATTAAATATGGTTTGTCTGGTGTGCCTGTGATAATTCCTGGCAAAGTTCGACGTACAGTTATGACTAACTTAAACGACGCCGACTCAATTAAAAAGGTTTTAGCTGAACACGGTATTCCGTATGAAGGTAATCAATACGCCCTTGCCCAATTTAAACAGCTTAAAGAAGAATACATTGGAAGGTGGGCTTTAAGCTCCTTGACTTTTTCAGGCATCTTATATTACGCCTTAAGCGGAGATAATGTTCGTGGGCCTGGACCACAAGACTTTAAGGAACTAAAATATCTTAGAGAAAACTTTGATTGGCAACCTACTTCTGTAAGAATTCCGGGCACAAACAGATATCTATCAGTACAAGGTATGCCTATCCTTGAGCAAATCGTCAATATTGTCGGCAATATCGCGATGTATAAAGATGATATGGACGAAGCTCTAATTGAAGATTGGCATAGCAAGGTTGCTTGGACCCTTTCTGCTACTTGGCTAAATGGATCGCCGCTTGCCGGTCTAGATCCGCTTTTAGACATTGTATTTAGATCTGACGGAAAAGCCCTTAAACGGTTAGCAGCACGTGAAATCCGCTCTCAAATCCCTTTGTCTGGTGCATTAGGCGTCACATCACAGGCTATTGATAACGGACTAAAAAATGTTCACGATGACATGAGAGGTTATTTGTTTAACCGTCTTCCTCTGTTGAATTCAACCCTTCCTAAAGTTATTGATCCTTGGACTGGTCAACCTGAAAACCTTGCTGGTAATCCACTTTTAAGATCATTGTCAGCCTTAAATCCTCTTCCTATTTCTGCTAATACTGAACCTTGGAGACTATGGTTGCATCAGACTCAGTGGCAAGGCATGAGTACTTTTTATGAACATAGCGAGGGTTATAAATACACTAAAGATCAGCAAGAGGCTATTAATAGGTATATTGGTACTTTAAATCTTCCTCGGTTAATTGAGGACGAATTTATGAATGGTCCAAACGCCAAATTATATAAACAAAATATCGAGGAAGTTCGCAAACTTCGGCAAGCCGGTGATCTTGACAGTGAACAATTTGCTCTCAAAACAAGTAAGCTGGCTCTTTATAGAGAATTAGATAGAATGGCTAATACTGTTCGGTCTTTGGCTCAAGCATATGCGGAAAGGGAATTCGATGAAATTCCTTATTCCCTTGCTGTACAAGAGGATATTAACAAAAACACTACATTTAATACTTATCTTGTACCAGAATTAATTAAAAAGGGTCAATTCACTTATCAAGAACTACGGAAGGCAAGTCAAAAACGACAGCGTGAAATAGAGAAAAAGTCAATTCAGGAACTTCGACAGTTAAACAACAACAACTGATTCTTAAAAAGCAATGGCTACAATCCAAAATCTATATACGGGTAATGGCTCCACTACCAATTACTCCTTTTCATTTGAATATCTTACTTCTTCACATGTCAAGGTAAGTCTCGACGGTGTGGATACAACTGCATTTACTTTTGCCAATGCTACTACTATCAGCTTTAATACGGCACCTACATCTGGTCAGGCAATTAGGATTTATAGGTCAACACCTTTTGATTCTCCAAGTTCAACTTTTTTCCCAGGTTCATCTATTAAAGCTGAGGACTTAAATTCTAACTTCGATCAAAGTCTCTACGTAATTCAAGAGGCTACTTTTGACACCAGTCAATCTGCAATTGACTCTGCCGCAGCTAGAACATCTGCTGATGCTGCTAATACTAAAGCTGATACAGCTATCAGTACTGCAAACACGGCGACCACTACAGCTAATGCTGCAAGCACTTCAGCCACTCAAGCTTCAACTGATGCTGCTCAGGCAGTTACTGCTGCTTCGGCGGCACAGACCAGTGCAGCTGCTGCGGCCAGTTCTGCAGCGGATGCTCTTCAAGCTGCCAACAGTGCTGCAGCGTTCCAATCAACAGCTAACGTTGCTGCAATTCCTGGAAGCCCAGCAAATAACGACCGGATTAAGGTTTTAGATTCGACTGGTATTGGTAGTTTTACACCTCTTACTGGTCTCCCAGTTGGGCCTACTTATAATTCGGGTTTAACTGTCAAACTTATTTATGACAGTGCACAATCTAGCTGGGTATTTGTCGAGTATGTAGCTAATGATTCTGATGATCGTTACGCAAAAGTAGCTGACGTTCCAACCAACAACAGTCAACTCACTAACGGGGCAGGATATCTTACTAATGTTCCAGATGGAAGCGTAACTGAAGCTAAGTTAGCTAACAATTCAGTAACTCCCGCAAAACTAGATCGTTCTTATCTTGAATCTACAGCAGCTAATACCGTATCTACATTAACTGCATCTTCATTAACTTCAACAGGTAATCTTACATTTAGTGGTTTACTTGCTGGGAAAAATTCGGGTGGTACTGACGAAATCAACATGCAAGATGGGGATGCGTGGTTCAAAAATAAAGTAAACATCGGACCCGTCTTATCTTTAACCGATGACAATGGCAACTTCTACAGTGTTGCAAGCGATGATTATGCTGGTTGGTTTGAATCTACTGCTAATAGATATGCCGCATATTTTAATCAATATGGGTATACTGGGGCTGGTGCAGCCTATACCATATATACAAGGACTCAGCAAAACTCCTCTAAGGCATCTGGCGCAGTTTTATCGTACAGCATTAACAATACTGTTTATGGACTTCTTGCGTATTGGTCGGGATCTCTATATTACTCTTTCTACGGAAACGGTGCTGTTGCTGCCACTTCATTTACAAACGTTTCCGATAAACGTCTAAAAGATTTTCAGGGTAGTCCAGAAAATTGTTTAGATAAACTATCAACTCTTTCTGGTTATTACTATACATGGAAAGAAAACAGTCAAGAGCTTAGAGCTAATGGCCCAAGCGTTAATTTAGGTCTTTCAGCTCAAGAAGTACAACAGGTTTTCCCTGAAGTAATTAGTGAAAACATACATCACGAAATTGCTGGTGAAAACCCTGAAACGTTAAACGAACAACTTGGTACCACTCTTAGCGTAGATTACGGCAAACTCGTACCTGCTCTTATCGAAGCAATTAAGGAGCTAAAGGTAAAGGTTGAAAACCTAGAAGCAGCTCAACAACAAGCTTAATTTTTAACATATACATATCCAAACCTGATTAATTATTACAATGGCAAATTCCATTTTCACAAAACAAGTTGAGCCTTTGGGTCAAGTCGGTGCTGCCCGCCAACTTTCTGCTGGTTCTTCCTCAGCAAATACTGCACTTAGTGCTGGAGTATTTCGCATTTCAATTCGTGCTACTGGTGCCGACATTAGGTTCAGCATTGGACAAGGTGCACAAACAGCTTCTTCTACTAGCCATTTCATTGCTCAAGACGAGCGTCTCGATTTTTCTGTAACCAGTGGTTCAAATATCGCTGTGATTCGTGCTGGAAATACTAATGGCGTTTTGGAAGTAACGGAGTTGATCTGATGAGGCTTACAGCCACTAGAACAAGTGTTACGAGTGCTGGTGGTGCTAGTGATGCACTTTATAGTGCTGCTGGTGGTAAACCAACACTTGACCAACGCTTTGCGAAAGACAAGAGTCTAAAAGATAAAATTAGTGGTAAAGACTTAATCACGTTCAGCCGTGCCAGCAGTGGAACGTATGTTGACAGTGATGGGTTGATTAAGGCGACGCCTGTGAATTTGCTGAAGTACAGCGAAGACTTTAGTGTAGCTGGTTGGATTAAAAGTAACATTTCAGGCATTAC